TTCGTAATCAGCGCATCCAACAAGTCATCACACTGCTTATCTAAATTAAAACGACGATTCTCATCCGGAATATCGACTGTTTGAACAAGGACGTCTAATTCTTCGCCCACTTCGATTTGATCGGCGTCGATGATGATCGCGCGTAATTTCTCTCGTAGCGCTGATGTTGGAACCATCATTTCCTGCTGCGCGGCGGATGCCGACGACGACGACGACGACGACGACCTCGCAGGACCTTCCGATAATACTGTATGTTCAGAGGCGCCTACCGGCTGCTCGATCACGTCTTCTTCGCCGACACCAGATTCGCCTCTGGCGAGTTGTCGTTGGAGGCGTCTCTCTTCTCTCGGTGTAAGCGAGCCACTTGGTTCTGAAGACAAGGCATCCATACCCATCGTTAGAAACCCGGCTTCGCCTTCTCCCGGCGATGTTTTAGCTGCGTCGGCAAATGCGGCTGGAGGCGCACGAACTTTAATCTCTTCGATCGGAAGATTATCCGGAATACCCATGTAAGCAAAATTAATATAAATCATTTCATCCTCTGGATACGTGCGTATTTCAATCATATCCTCTTCCAAGTTTGTAATCATACCAGTTATCATCGCCGGCACATCACCTCCAAAACGGATATCAACCCATGTAGATACGACTAAATTATTTTGCCTAGCATATCCTTTTTCATCGGAACGGCTCAAAAGTTTAATTGTAGTTATACTCTCATCCATAAGTTGGCCTGTTGCGTCAAGTTTCAAAACGGCCTTCTCGAGAGATTCTGCGTCGATAAGCTTGATTTTACGAGATGATACATAATCTACTAAAAATATATGTTCGTGGATTTCTTGATGTGTAGGTGCGATAATTTGTATAATATCACCGAGCTCGAGTGTTAATGAAAGTACCGCCGACTCCGCGTCCTCCCCCTCTTCTTGCTCTGAAAGGGGATCTATCTCCTCAGCCGAAACAGCGGTTGTTGTCGTTGGCTCTTCACCCGCATCAACCGGTTCAAAATCCATGGTATGATATATATAGTTACTATTTTATCTACTTATTATATATTTTACAAATTGGTTTATCTATAATAACGGATATAAAGATTACTCCTATGATAATATAGACTAATATACATTATCGTAATGTTTTCTATTTCCACCGCTGATTTCCCTGACCTGACAGAGTTTGTCAATAAATTAAAGGCAAGCTCGCATGAAAAATCCGACTTCGATGCCATTCGCGATTGGTGTTCCGAGAGGGGGTTCTTGCTTCATTTCTCTAAAATCGATGACTCTTCGTGTTCGTCGCCTACTGTATTTTATACTCTGAAATATGACCGTGCTAAATTGACTGGTGAACAATATTCTACGGTGGGAAAACTTCGATCGGTCGTGTTTGATCGTGATGGAAATATTTGTTGTGTCGCGCCCCCCAAAATGCTTGCGCTATCCAACGAGATGAATACTCTAGAGGTGAATTCTGTTGGCAGCATTTTGTCTGCGGAAGAGATGGTGGAAGGGATTATGGTGAATTTATTCTGGAAGGGGGGGTCAAGTAGCACCGGCAAATGGTATATTGCGACAAAGAGCTGTGTCGGTGAGGTATCGTTCGACCATATACTTCAGGCGGAGGCCGAGTCGCAAGTCGCCGCCGCCGCATCGGGGGGCGCAGATGGTACTCCGAACGATGAGACTCTTCGCGAAGAACCACGTGAATTTCAAAAGTTGGGTGTTCAAGAAATTCTGCGCAGGCGTATTTGTGAAGTGTTGAGTCTGCTTCCAGGTGGACTAACTACCGTTCCAACGCAATACTGTTATTCACTCGTTATTCAGCATCCTAAGAATCAAATCGTCAATCACATTACAGTTCCAAAATTGTATCTGGTTGCGGTATATGAATTGTCTTATGTTGATACTAGCGTCGGCGTAAGCGCGGTTCGTATCAATCGCGATATTTTTTCACAGAATTTCGGCGGTTCAGTTACACATATGCCATCTACCCTAACATGCGTATCAGACGAAATCGATACAGAAGCAGCGACTGCGACGGCGGCCGTTTCATTTACACCTCATACTGTAAGTGATTATTGTAAGATGTACGGGTCGATTGATACCCGTAGTGTTTCTTTGCCTGGTGTGGTTTTTGTGGATACAGACACAGGCTTCTGCTATAAGAAGCGTAACCCCAAATATGAGAGTGTGAAGAAACGCAAGGGAATGGAGCAAAAATTGGCGGCACAGTATCTTCAGCTGCGTAAGGACCGCGCGATTGATGAGTATTTGAAGTATCATCCGCAACACTCTCGGGCGTTTCAACAGTTACGCGAACGTTTTCATGAATATACCCAAAAATTGTATGACGCGTATATCGAACATTACGTGAAGAAGAATGCGAAGCCGTTGAAGGAGTACGATCGTGAATTGAAGATTCATATGTATAAGCTTCATTATGACGTCTATCTGGCGAAGATGAAAGAGGCGGGGGTATTTGTTACAAAGCATACGGTGATTGATTATGTGAATCAATTGGCACCGGCGCAACAGTTTGCGTGTGTGATTTCGACGCCTTTGCCAGTACGTGATGCGTTGGGAGGGGAGGCGGCGGCAGCACGCGGGCATAGATCATTATCATCATTCCATCAGCATCCGAAGAAACAGATTGAGAGGGCGCAACCCAAAAGTGATAGTGTCGACGTTAAAAACGGATTTAGAAATTCTCGCACATCAAGAGGCGGACGGATGGTTCCATCACTATCGATTCAGGTTCCGGGCCGGAACGAGACCGATTATAACGCAGCAGCAGGCGAAGCAGATAGAGTAAAAGGATCGAAATCGAATGGAAGTGTGAAGGTTCAAAATCAATTCGCGGGGTTGGACGTTGATGAGTAATCATCATGTCGGTGGTGGTGATAATAAAATTGATTGATAATAATATGAAAATATCTAATATTATCAAACGAACGAAGAACGAAGAACGAAGAAAGAATGACCGCACGCACCTGCCCTGCTACGCCACCATCCACACCCTACCCAGAAGACACATCGGTCTTTTTCGGTTGGTATTCGGAAGCCGCACAAACCATGCGTGTATCGAATCCGAGCCGACACAAGTTCAACGGAAAGATGATGACCAGTCCACCGTATTGTTACTGGTCGCAATGTGACGAAAAAGTGCTTGTGACGGAAGTTACGCATACAAGTATCCCGACACCGCGTCAAGTGGCGAATGGCGATATATGCGTTGGACAGTTGGATAAATATTGGGGGAGATCGTATTCAAGGTTGTAGTTCGACGGCTATCTAGTAAGGATCCATCTAATTTTCATCAAACGTTATATTTCTCACCGCAGGACCCGGACTTAATAACAACTGTGGATTTTGATTTTCTTTTTTTGCGGCCTGATCTAGCGGTGGTGGAGAACCAAACTGAGGTGAATCGATTGGTCCATTAACATCAAATGGATTTCTAGGTGGTGTGCCATAATCTAATTGTTCAGCCGGTTTAGGTTTAAACTTACTTTTATCATCTGGGTTCTTTGGTTCTGTTGTTTTTGTTGAATAATCTGGGTAACGTTCGGGATTTGGCGAAAAGGTTAATGGTGGATTGATAAACGACTCCTTTGATAAAACACTACCAGAAGCAGCACCAGCACCAGCACCAGCACCAGCACCAGCACCAGCACCAGCACCAGAAGCAATAAGTCTTTCTGAGGGCGATGATGTAAATTGTTTTCCCACAACCATCAACCCTTGCGATTGCTTCGCAAGTTGCTTTTTCCTTTCTTCTTCTAATTTTTTCATTATTGTGTCATATTTTTCATTTATTGACTTCATTTTATCCGCTGTTTTCACCGGATTTTCAAGTTCTTTGCGTAACTCTTCGATACTGGTTTTTATACCGTCATCAGCTGGAATATCAAGTATTGTTCCATAATAACGGTCATTTTCTTTTGTAATAGCATATTCATCCGGTGTTGGTTCTCGACCCAATTGTATATTTAGTCTAGCACGTGATAGCAGCGGAAGTATATCATGATAGAGTAGCGTGCCTGCTACTGCGCGCGCCGAACGCAGCATTCCACCGCGTCTTGATTTATTCCGATTGCGAATGCTCCTACGTCCGCTACTGCGTCGCGTGCTCGTTTTATGCCTTGCCGTTTTTTTACGCGATACCTTTTTTCGAGATTTCATGACTTGAAAACGTAATAACTAATATAATCATAGATTATTTATCACGACGGAATCGAATCGAATGATGCCTAAAATCGGATAGTTCCACCGACCATACCGCCAAAACTGGGGCGGCCAGACCAACCACCGCCGACTTGGCCCTGAACAAAGAGATGACGATTTTCGTTTCCGACAGTCACGCGACCGGTGCCGCTGTATCCGTTGTTATTGGCGTTGAAAGAGCCGGAGAAACCCGCGGGGGATGTGCGGGGGTTGGGGTTAGTGAATTGGAGAGATTGCATCGGGGGGAGCGAGCGAGAGAGAGATTCAAAGAGCGTTTTATGATACTGATGGAGAAAATAGTTTTATGTTAGTTTTGGCTTACAGCGTCGTTGGGGGGCGCAACCCCCTCTAAAAGAACTTCGCCTCCGCATGCTGAAACGGCCTCGCGGCCTTCTCTACTACCAGCGGTTCCGGCATAAACATCGCCATCCTGTCAAAAAACTTCACCTCCGGTAATTGCTTCAACTGTGGAACGACCGGTGCTTGCGGGTCTACGAGGTTGGTTGAATTAATACCGAATAATGCGGATTCGATATCCACAGAGTTCTTGGCAAAATGCTCGCGGGACATCTTGGTGGGGAGGATACCTACACTTTCATAGGCGAGGGCAGGGGCGTATGCTTTGCCAGCATAGCTGTTTTCAAACGCGACGTAATTGCGTGCGAGGTTCTGGGAGTTTTGCTCGATTTTGAAATCGGTGCGGGTATTCTTGTTTCGGGTAGATGCCATAATGTATTGAAATACTAATATATTATTTATTATCTTATTTATGGTATAATTAGACCGATCGCCTAAAAC